AACAGTTCCACTAACATTTACAGTTCCACCGATGCCAGTTACATAAAAACTTGTATTGGATACTGATACTGTATTCAGTAAAGAAGAAATACCGACTGGGAGATATGTAAGATTTAGATTTACTGTTCCAACACCAACAGGAAGATATGGAACATTTAAAATGTCACTTGTTCCAACTTCTGTGATGTGATTATGGACTGGATTTTCTGGAGAACTTGCAACATTTACGGTTGCTCCAATACTTACATCACCATTAATTGTAATATTTGAACTTCCAAGAGATACTGGAAATGGGTTCTCAAAAGAAACTGGATTGCCATCTTTTGTGGCAATCATCGGGACTTCAAAAAGACTTCTTTCTTGATTTAGGAAGTCTTGATTAACTTTATTCCACTGAGCCATAAATTAATCAATCCACTCTAACTTTGATGGGTGATATCTTTGTATATTTTTAATATTAAAATTATTTTCCTGTGCTGGATATATGTTATGAACTATTGCTCCAGGATATTTGTCCTGGAGTTGTTCGCCAAGATCTTGCCTAGATGGGACTCCAGTTTTGGTTACCAATTCCAATCTATAAATATTACCTTGCCACATTACATCAGCAACATAACTTTCACCAACCTGTTGTTGTGATTCTGGTTGAGAATTTATATAAAGATTTCCAGTAAAATCACCAGCAATATTAACTGATTCAGATATAAATTGCCTGAATGATTTCATTTGTTCATTCCTCTTCGCTACCAAATAATGAAGCAGCAACTGCGGGTCTAAATTCGTTTATTTTATCTGATGATTTTTGATAAAGAACATCTTTGATTTTATCGCTGATCTGAGAAGGAGATTCGTCCGAAGCGATCATATCCATTAAGTCTTCCATAAAATTAAAATTGTGTATTTGTATTATTTAGATTTATATTTCTCCACCTTTAGGTAGTTTTGGTGGTTCTACTATTTTTTCATTTGCTTGTGGTTCTATGGGAATTTTTCCCATTTCTCCTTGTATATTATTACCAATTTCTAATGGCATTCCAGTATTTGGGTCTATTGGGATACTGGGATCTGGTATTATTCCTTCTTCTATTTCTTTTTTGATTAATTCATCTTGCTCTACTATTTCTTGGTCGGTTTGTCTCAATATATTTCTTCTTACATAGTCCTGAGAGTAATATTTTCCAATATATGGTTCGGCCATAGAAAGCATATTTAGCCTATCAGTCATAAGTTCGGAATTTTTTAATTCTGCAAAATGATTATCATAAAGAAAATCATACTGTATATGCTCATTCATTTGGTCCCAATCTTCTGGAGTAATGATATTTTTTAGTATCAATTGAGTTTTGAGCATATCACTAAACATGTTAGAAAATCTTTTTCTAAGTCTTCCTACGAATTTACTAAATTTTAATTCATCACGAAGAATCTCAGAAGATCTACCTAGATTAAACCCACCCTCTCCATCAATTCTAGAAGATGGTACATTCAATGCTTTGTATAATTTGCTCTGGAAATAATTAATGTCAGTAATTTCTCCTAAATTTTGTCCTCCAGGTAGAGTATCAATTTCTGTTCCTCTACCACCTTCACGACGAGGAAGCCAAAAATCCTCAAGCATACTCATAAATTTTTTGTCGTCCCGAATTTCTCCAGTAGAAGCATCATAAACTAATTTGTTGCGATATCTCATCATAACATCACGAAGATATTGTTCTGCTTTTACTTTTGGTAAGTTGCCAACATCAATGTAAAAAATTCTACGCTCTGGAGCACGAGACAAACGATAAATCACCAAAGAATCTTCAATCATTCTTAGTTGATTGAGAGCTTTGATTGCTTTATTTAAATAAGATAATGTAATTCCTTTATTTCTATCTACCAATCCAGAAGTACAATAAGTAATTGCGTCTTTTGCTATTTTAACTCCCCTGTCTGGAGAAGCGGTCCCCATGTTTGCAACACCACCACCAACGGGATAAGAACTTTTTGGGTCATATATGAAATATTCTTCTATCTCCGGAAATTTAAAATTCATTGGATTTTGATCACCAACCAATGGATTGGTCATTCTTGGTGAATTTTCTTCCTTTTTGTTTTTTTTCTCTTGTCTCACATAACGCATTTTCATGGAATCAATATATCTTAATTCTTGAATTCCATCATGGGGTCTTTTTAGATCTATTACTTTATGGTAATATAGTCTTCCGTCAATATACCAATTTCTGTATATTTCATGTGCTTTTTTGTCAAAATCTAATAATTCAAGAATATATTTAAATTCTTCTCTTATTTTTTGCTTTAATCCGTCACTTGCATTCAAATTTGATAGTTCAATTTGTATGGGAGAGTCATTAGTATCAGATACTATTGCCTCATTTACTATATCTTCAATAGCACTATCAACTTCTGGGTGAAGTGCCATTTCTCTATATCTTTTGATTAAATCAAATTCGGTTCTATATACTCCTTCAATATCTACATAAGATCCAAAAAAACCGCTAGTCAAATAGTGATCAACCCCATCCTCGTCATTGCGAGGAATGGGGGACAATGTAGATGGGGATATTTTTTCAGAGTCTTCAATCGAAAAACCAAACAATCTAGCCATAATTTATTTTCGTATATTATCTTATATTTATTACTTGATAATATTGGTAGATCCAGCCTGATCTGCTGTTGTTTCTCCAGCAGTCCAGTAAAGAATTTGGAATTCTACTGTATAAGTTTCAATATCATCCGCAGTATCATATGAAAGATCAATCTGACTCACATTAGTTGGGAAAATTTGATAAAATTTATATGTTCTGAGTGGAGTCAATGGTCCACCATTTGCATCACTAAAATTGGATGTAGATTCTTTAGAAGAACCTCTTCCTAACTGATAGACATATGCATCTACCATATATGAATTTGGATCAGTAGCACCAGTCGCATTTTCCAATTTGTTTATGTGGTTCATCCATTTTTCAAATGCAGTCCTGAGCCTGAAATTCTCATCATTTATGATAGTAACTGTCCAAGGATCAAAATTCCTATCGCCAGCAACTTTTAATGTACGCCCTCTAAATGGGACATCAATAGGATTGACATTAGAGGCTGGCAATGCTGCAGTTTTACATAAAAAGCTGAATAGCTCCGATTCTTGTCCAGCACCAGTTCCCCAATTGGAAGAAATTGCAGAAGGAAATGCTGGAATACTAACTTCAAATAGATTAGGACGAGCACCACCACCAACTAGTTTTGATTTAAATTGAGAGATTGTTCTTAATTGTGACATTGTTAAATTCTCCTTTTGTAGTTGATTTTAAAATTAAACTCTTCCTGTCACTTCTTCGAAGCTAACTCCAGTTCGAGTGGCAACGAAAGTAAGAGTCACATAGTTAATTGATTTAGTTGGCTTCAGGAATATGTCCGCTCTAAATTCATTATTATCAATAACATCAGGTGTATTGTTTGTTTCGTCGCAAATTACTCTAAAATCGTACACACCACGCTTAGCCTGAACATCACGGAGATATGGCTCAACAATATTTACAAAGTTTGCACGAGTTAGTGGATCATTCAACTCGAATAATTGAGCCTGTGCGGTTCTTTCTAACGCTTGTTCTACAGTCAAGAATAATCTACGAACATTAATCCTATCAAATGCAGAAGCATATCCAAGAGCAGTCTTGTCTCCAAAAAGAATTATACCAACCCCAGGTTGATTTACTATTGAGTTTATTCTTATTGGATATAGACGATCTCTTTGTGCTTTGGTTGGGTTATATGCAAGTTTAATTGCATTATTTAATACCCCTCTTTGTTGACCAGCAGGAGAGTACCATGGATAAGAATTCACACTAGTTCTAACCATTAAACCAGCAATGTCTGGATTACATGGAATATAACGGAATTTATTATTGAAACGATCATAAGTGTACTTATAACCACTATCAAAAACAGCATATGAGGAAGAAGACAATGGACTAAAGAATTGTACAATTTGATTAGTTTGTTCTTCTGTATTTGTTCTATTTACTACATCTGTTCTGTGTGTAGAAATTACTGCCATGCAATCTTTTCTAGAATTGGCAATAGAAATCAATTCTTGAGCTTTTGCCTGAGATTGCGTTTTTTCCGTTAGTCCAGGACCCATGATCAAATAATCTACTGAAATTTCGTCTTTATTTGAGAACAGCCTGTATGATGTAACTAAGTCCCCTAATTGAGCTTCCATTCCATTATTATTACCATAATCTTTTCCTCCAGAAAGAGCATAAGTCACATTTCCAATTGCACTAAACACTTTATTTTGTGCTTCTGCATTCCACAATCCAGCTGCAGTGGTCAATCCAACATAACCGGAAGAGAATCCAGTTTGATATATGGTTTCATTATTAGCTCCATCTGATGGATTGTCTCCAGCATAAACATAATCTGATGTTTGTGCTAAGTAATCTTTCCACCAAATTTTTTGAGGGGAATTTACTGCAGAAATTGCGTCAGTTGCTTTTGATATGAATAGATGCTTTTCTAGAAGATTTCCCTGAATTCCAGTTACATTACCACTATCGTCAATAATTGCAATATGTAGTGCATCATTTTTTCCATTTCTTTCTGCTACATATTGGTTTGTGGTTGGCTTTGGTGCCAAAGACTTCCAATATATTGTGCTATTGGTAAGTCCAAGAGTTTGTTGATCATACCAATCTAAAACTGAATTTGTTCCAGTAAGAGTAGTAGATCCAATTCCAGTTGCTGTCCCACTACTAATTATTACAGAATTTCCAGTTAAAAATGATTTTAATTGATTTTTTTCAGCATAAGAAATTTTTTCTTCTACCCCACCAGTTGTTACTGTGGAAACAATCTTTACATCTAAAGTTTGATTGGTTGTATTGATACCAGTAATTATCGATTTTAGGTGACCATTAAATAACTGAGTTTGTCCATTCGCAATTATTGTCTGATCTACTAAATTTGTGGTCACTGCATATCCGACTTGAGCAAATGTAACTGCAGAGCCTACAGTAAGAATTTGGTCTGCTTTGTCATCGATTGCACAAACCTTCAAATCATTAGACCATGACCCTGGAGTTTTTGCAGCAAATACATAATTTACAGTATCTTCAGAATAAGTTGATTCATATTGATCAAAATTTTTAATCAGTAAAGTAGTATTTCCAACGGTAGAAACACCAGATACATTTCTAGCAGCATTTGCATTTACTAAATTTGATCCAGAAGTTCTTACGACTTTAAGAACTCCACCATAACTTAAGAATGAAGATGCGCTCATCCAATATTCATATTGGGCATCATTTGAAATTGGTTTCCCAAAAACATTTATTAGTTGCTGTTCTGTAGCAATATCTACTGGTTGATCTACAGGTCCAATTGTAAATGGTCCTGCAATTGCCCCAATATTATCCAGTACATTGTCAGCTCTTCCTACAGTTAAATCAACCTCTCTGACAAGTACGCCTGGAGATAATTGAGGAGTAGCCATGTTTTTCTCCCTAAAATACTCAGTTTCTCTAAAAAATATTTATGAAAAACTTTATTTTCAGAGTAATTTAAAAATTATATTGCCAAAGGGATGCCATATCACCATATTCATCGACATACCACCTATCACCTTCCGAATCAACAAAATTGTCAGACTCTCTCCCATCAACTATAAATCCAAATGGTGCCATATCTTGTTCTAATTGATTCTGTTGTTCTTCGTATAATCTTTTTCTGACATCATTATCAGTCATTTCTTTGAAGTAATCTTGAACAATCAGCCAAGCAAATATTACTAAGCACATTGTCAAATCATCGTTACATCCTTCTTCCGCTTCGAACGAATTATATTTCTGAACAAATGTAGTCAATTCTGATATAAGATCATAATCTCTAAACACTAATTTTTCTTCTTCAATAATTGCTTTTAAATTTATACATCCTACTTTTTTTACATTTTTAGACATTTTTACTCCCATTTGGGTTTTCTTCCCAGAAAATCCCTGTCCAACTATTTGGCCAGCTCTCCCTCGCATTGAGCACATCAATACATTAGGATACTCCAAATCATAGTGTAATGCTGCAGCAACTTGATCTCCAACATCATTTACTTCGCACAATAGATATGCATCATTATATGCTTTTCCTGCATCTTTTATGATGTATGGGAACATCATTGGCTTTATTTCGTTATTCCTATACTTTGCAACTACTCTATATGGAAATGTTGTAATATCAAATATCACAAAAGCAGAATAGTCTATTTCTACTCCTCTTGCCACATCAATTGTAATTACATATTGATGATCTTCTTCTGGCTCTTCATATACATCAAGTCCAGCACTAGATTTAATTGGTCTATCTTGTGTTAATGTAGCTAATTTTGCACCAGAAATTAAAGTATCTACCGATCCTAAGAATTCACATTCGAATTCTTGTCTCCATTGAGACTCGCTTGTGTTAGCAATAGTAGTCTTTTTAAATTCTTCATCTCTACCAGGAACATCAGTCCAAAAGACCTCAATGGGAACATATTCATTTTTACTTTTTTTCGCATCATCCCATAACTTGTAAAAATGATTTAAGCCTTTGGGAGTAGATACGACAATAACTTTTGATGACTTGCCAGAAGTAATTGTAGGGTATACGGAACTAAAAAATGAGTCCGCAACTTGGTTAGGAACGAAAGCAAATTCGTCCAAAAAGATAATATTATAAGTACTACCACGAACAGAAGATGCAGATGTAGAAGCAGCGAAGATCTTAGAACCATTTTCTAGTTCTAAGGAACCTTTGTTCCATGAGCAAATGCCTTGCTGTAACCATTTTGGTAAGTTCTCATATCCTGTTTGTAAACGACCAAGAAGATCTCTTGCTGTTTGTGCTTTGTTAGCTAGAATAGCAATATTTACATTATCATTAAAAATTGCATAATGTAAAAGATATGATACTACAGTGGTACTCTTTCCGCTTTGTCTAGGAAGCTTACAAATATTAAATCTATTCTCATGAAAAGACTGTAACATCTTTTCTTGAAATGGATACATCTCAAATGGTTGTAAACCATGATCCAAAGTCACGATTTGTATATAATTGTTTGCAAAATATACTGGATCATTGGCACATTTTGCAAACTCTATGATTTGTTCTTGTGTAAATTCAATTTGGGTATTCGCTTTCTTTAAGAGAGGATTACCAAGATAATGTTCTTCAGCCATAAAAAATTAATACAAATTTACCATTTAACTTTGTTGGCCCAGAAGGCAGCACTCATCGGTCCTTTTGCAATATTTTTTGCATGTCTCGCTTTAAATTTTCTGCGACGCTTTGCATATGCTTTGGATTCCCCTTTCTTTTTTGGTGAGCCTTTTACTCCCCTTTGTCCAAATCTAATTAATTTTTCTTTTCCACCTTTACATGCTTTTACAACATGAGATTTTCCAGTTTGAGAATCCCCAACTGGCTCTGCTTTTGGTTTATTGCAAGGCATTTCAGACTTTTTTGCCTCTGATATTTCAACCTCTTCTCCGATATTGCCATTGTTCAAGAGATAATTTTTTGATTTTGGTAATTGCACAATTGGCAAACCAGGCTGTGCATTACTAACACCATATGTAATTACTTTAGATTCTGGATAAATTTTATTTACTGCATCAGTAACTTCTCTTCTGTTTGGTAACTTTACTTGTGGGAAAAATAACTGAGTTCCATAGTACTTTCCACGCCACATGACAGTTACTGCCATGATATGTCCATTTTGTGCTGGTAAAGTTGCTTCTGTTACTGTTTCTGGATCTGCTCCTTGTCTAGATAGAGTTCCGATTGTTTTTGCATATTCTTGTTCAGCTTTGGCTTTTTTTAATTTTGCCGCAACTAATTTTTGCTGTAGTCCAGACTGTTCCTCTACAGGTTCGCAAGAACCTTTTTCATATTTTTTTGTCCCTTTTTTTCTTTTGAATCCATCCCAACATGGGCTGTTCTTTTTTCCCTCTTTTATTAGTGGGTCTGCCGCAATCAAATCGATAAATTCATATGATACATTGCCAAACATATCTCTGACAATTTTACTTTCATTTTGAGCTTCTACTTTTTTCAACTTTGAATAATAATCTGGGACTTCATCTAAATGTTGTAAGGCAGTAATTCTTGCTGCAGTTGGATCAGAAGTGTGTTCTTTTTCTACCTTAAGTCCCATCTTGAGTTGTTTTTTGATTAACTCTAGTGGGACTTTATGCTTTTTTGCTATTTCTTCCGGTGATTTGTAGGATTGTACTGGACCTTTTGGGTCTTGTTCTTCGTGCATCGAAGAACAATCTTTGTATCCGTGCTCAGGACACTTTTTTCCTTTTTTTGTTTTATTGCATCCACACCCCATTTCCGAAAGAATTTGATTTACTAAAGATTTTTCTTCTTTTTGAGTTGGTCTTTTGAATGGAGGCAAATGCTCATATTTTTTGGGAAGTGCAGCTCCGGTCCCTCCCAAGTTTTGTGCAATATTACTTGCTGCTTGTTGCTCTCCTTTTGGAGTTTCTCCGGTTAATTTTTTTGCGACTAAATTTGCTCTTCTTATTTTTTTGTTTGTGTTGACATCAAAACTAATATTTTTATTTTCATCCAATTTTTGATCGCTTTGAAGATACTCAGCGGCGGTATCAATATAATCTGCTGCTCTTGTAATTTTTGATTGTACCCATGCAGGAAGTTGAGTGTCGCTACTTTTAATAACTTTTTTTAGATTCTTTATTGCTTTTTCGATAGAATCCAATTCAAGTCTTGCCATGTAGCCTTCATCATCTTTCTTTTTTCCACTGGCAATTTCCTTGTGGTCCTCTTGAATTTTTTTCATTTTTATGGTACAATAAAACCTACTTATTTTTATTTATCTTCAGAGATATCTTTTAATTGATTTTTCAGCATCTTTGATAATTCTGCCGTAGAGCCCACAAACAAAGCATTTGTCACATTTGTAGGTCCTTTTTGTATCTTTACTTCATCTAAATCTTTTATTTTCTTTTGTAAGTCTATTAATTTATCTGTAGCATCAGAAACATTTTTTATAAGTTGTCCAACTACTTCATATGCTCTAGGAGTGTCGGTTTCTTGTGCCAACTCAAGAACATTATTTATTGCTTCTTGGCCCTTTTCTATGATGGAATACAAATTCCCACGAGTATATTCATAGTCTTTTTTAATGTCATCAATTACAGATCTATTTTCCTTTTGTATTATTTCGGGAGTTACTTCTTCTACTTCTGGATCAACAATTTCTTCTGAATCATCAATGTTAAAGGTTTCATTTAACTTTTTATATTTTTTAGTCATTTTCATATTTCCATTCCGTCAATCTAGTGAACCAGAAAACCCAAAATCATCACCTGGTTTTATTAGCAAGTCATCAGAGTCTGTGATTATTTTTACCTGAGAACCAGAAACATGATCTAATATAGATGTAGAATCTTGTCCTCTTTTTACTGTTATGTTATTTCCAGAAATTGATTCGACATATAATTCTTCTTTATTGATATCAAGATATGATCCAACAGTAATTCCAGCTGAACTCACAACCTCAATAATATTATCTGTTTTTTCTGCATCTTTTGATAGTGTTGTGGTTACCGTTCCAGTATAATTCTGTACTGCGCGAGGTTCTACACTGTATGTAACTTCTCTCTTTGCTAAACCTGATGCATCTCCAGAAACAAGACCAATAGAAACTTTTTTGATAATCTCGGAAGAAACAGAATCGGAAGATACTGGACCAAACAAATATGTCTTTGCAGTAAATTTTAAAGTATAAATTAATGCCCTTCTTTCTGTGTAATCTCCCTCATAATTATCTGTCATTGATATATTATCAAGTACTATGGGTATATCTCTTTTTTCTCCTATTTCCTTCACTAAATCAACTGTTAAATTGTAATTTGGTTGGAAATATGGTAATATTTGCTCAACTATCTGAAGCATATCATCGTTAAGTTTTGTCATTATACTCAATTCAAAATTTAAGTTATAAGGAACAGGTAGATATGCTTTTCTTATTTGATTATTATTTACATCTTTGGTTAAAAATGTTTGAGTAGTTGTCAGTTTTCTAGTAGTGTCATATGACATTCCTATTACTTCAAACGACATTCTAGGTAAATTTACCTGAACTGGTTTATTGAGATTTGGGACCTGTTCCAATCTAGCAAGGAACTTCTGAGTTGGTCCATATGCCAATGGAACTCTAGCAGAAGAAACTACATTTCCCGAATCATCTTTGTGTTTGACAGATATTCCATTAAACAGTGTGCCAAATGCTACTACTGTTTTCCTTGTTATTTCGTGGTAAAAATACTCAAACATGTTATGATATCCTTATAATATTATTTAACCATTTACATATTTATCAAGGAGTTCCAAAGGGATTTTTTTCGCTAAAGTCAATAATGGTATTTGATTCTTCTTGTATTTCTTTGTTCTGTGCGAATGGATCAACTAAATTATCAGCTGTGATGACTTTAATTTCATAACTTGCGCTAGATGTCGATCCAACCAAGGTTTCTCCTGGAATAAAATCACCTGTTATATTGGACAATTCCAATTTATTTGTTATAGTATTCCAAGATTTAACTCTTGCAGAATGGCCAGACTGCGAACCAATTACCGTCTCATTGTATCTATATGTACCATATCCAACTACATATGGACTTTGTATTTGGATAATTGGATTTTGTGTATATCCAATACCAGTGGTTATGATTCCAATTCTTGTTACAACTCCATTTTCTATTGTTGCTCTTGCTTGAGCAGGCATAGAAGAAATGCCAACAAATTGTACTGTTGGTGTACTTGTGTAACCAGATCCGCCATTTGTTATTGAAATAGTACCAACTATACCATCTCCAATTGAGGCTATCGCAGCTGCTCCTTTTCCTCCTCCACCATAAAAAGCAATAGATGGGGGAGAAGTATAACCATAACCAGCATTTGTAATTTCTACGCCTTGGACTCTAAGCAAACTAGAATCTGGTTCGCATAAATCAACTATCCCACCAATCATTGTTGCTATTCCAGTTGCAGTCTGCCCAGTAATTGGAATTCCAAATTTAACTTGTGGAGTGGATTTGTAACTTTCTCCTCTATTTGTAATTTTTACAAATGTTACTCCACCATTCACTATAGTGGCAGTCGCTGTTGCAGATACTCCAGCACCAATCATGTCAAAAGTTTGAATATATCCTTGTTTTTCTACATTATCATCTATAAATTCTATTCCAGTATCAACCAATTCGTCTTGGTATCTGAATAGCTCACATCTTAAAGTATAGACATAAGTTTGTTGGAGTTGATAAAATGGAACTTCATGCTCAACAAATTTAATTTCAAACAACCTATCACCCAAAGGAAAATATATCAAATCTCCCTCTTTTGGTCGAGTTGATAGTTCGATATTTGGTTGATTTTGTATCAAAGGAGAAATATAGGTTTCAAATCTTTCTTTTGAAATTATGAGATTCAAGTCAGTATAAGGCTGTACTCCAAATTTTGTAAGTAAAGTTCCAGCACCTTCATATCCATCATATGTATCGACATATGCCTCAATAGGATATGCATTATTGAATTCTGATTCTATTACCTCTTTTATAATTGTCTTTTTAGTTAAATATTTTCTGGGAATATAATATACATCTATTCCATATATTTTTAATTGCTCATTTATAAGATCTTGAATAAGATTTTGCTCTGTTTTTGAACCTTGTAGAAAGAACGGATTTAACATAATTAACCCACCATATCTAGTGGAGGTAGCTCATATGTACTAGACATTCTTTCCATAATAATATCCAATTCTCTTTGGGCATCATCATATATTGGTCTACCATCTAATTCAATGCCTCCAGGAAGTTTCACTCCTCTAAATTTAATTAAATTTTGTCCCCATTGTTTTTTTATGAGAGCGGTCAAATATTGCTTTAAAAATGAATCATTCCAAACTTTTGTTGACTCTGCTGGATTTAATGCTCGGTAACAATCAATGATAAGAGTTTGTCCTACAGTTACACTAGCCCAATCTATATCTAAATATAGTCTATCCTCTCTTTTATTGAACCTGACTTGCTTTTGTGTGGTCAATAGCCAATTAAGATCTTCCAAATAAGTTTTCACCATCGAATAAGTCAATAATTCGGTTGATCCCCAATAATATACATCATTCAGAAATAATTGATATTTAATACTAAACATTCCACTGGAAATACTATTGGAACCTTCAAATTGAAATATCTTGTTCACTCCAATTACATATGAAGGTATTTGCAAGTAGTTTGCAGTTTCTCTGTATTCATAAGTTTTATTTCCAGCAACTGTGGTTATCCCTACCCCTTCTTTTCCTCTTGCTCTGTCTAAATCTTGTTGTGTGATTTCATATCTTAGTAGAGTTGGAGATACTCCATCAAAATGTCTTTCTTGAAAAAATTGTATTGCATCATCCACCAAATCTTCTATTTGTTCTTGTGCAACATTAATTTCTAAAACTGGAGCACCCAATTTTCTTAAACAATAATCAATAAGTTCTTGTCTGGTGGAAGGTTGTGCCATTTTACAATTTAGATACTACTTCTTGTTGCTTTAAATATAATTTAATATAAGACTTTGCAAAATTTTTAACGACTTCTATATCATCTATACTATCTATATCTCTAGATAATTTTTCATATTCGAACATTTTATTGAAGTCTTCTAAAGTTATTTTATCTGGGTCCATTTTTGATTTCCAGTAATAATTGTTTTATTAAATTTAAATCATCTTTTAGTGTTAAAATTTCAGATTCCATCTTTTCAAATCTAGCATTTTCTTTTTCTTTTAGTAAATTTGATTTATTGTAATTTTCGTATTCAAGATAATTTACATTCAATATTGCATTTGTATTTTTGTCTCTAACCAAATTTGGATTTCCTTTTACTTTGTAGTACATATCAAGAAACTGCTATTATGCGGAGGTCTTTAATTCTTGGTGGATATGCTTGATTGGTTGATGTTCCTATTATTTTTATACTAAATGTATTAAAAGGTCCTACAGATTCTACAGTATACTCATAGTCAACAAAAGGAGTTTTAGACGATCCACGAGAAATTAATATATCTGTTTTAACTATTTTTTTATCTGGTAGACCATCACTGTTTGCTGGATTTATTATAACTCCATCATTTAAATTTGTATAACCAGGGAAAGGAAAATAATTTAATTTCAGGTTATTATCTTTTGATACACAGTATAATAATCTCAGATCACTATACACATTGACATAAGCAGATAAGATCACCTTTAAACTTTGAGCTGGATTTTCCAAATATATTGGTTTAGTGGCATAAACAAATGTAGATGGATCTCCATCTAAAGTGGAAACTCTGTCATCTGTAGCAAAATTTTCTATTTTTTTATCGATTCTATTTGATGTGAGAACAACGGAAGTTCTATCTAAAGCAGAAATTACAGGGGACAATCTATTATCAGTAGAACTAAGTGTCATGTTTAAATTAAATGACTTATTTCCAGGTAGGGAAGATAATTGTTGAGTTTCATTTAGAGTAGAACATATTATTCTTTGTGAACTTAAATAATTTTTAGAATTTAAATTTATAACCTCAAATCCTTGGTCAACAAATGGGACTTCATCTCCATCTACGCTTTTTCCGCTTACTGTCCTAATTGTAGACGAGATTTCAGTTCTTGGTGGAGAAAAGCTCTGTATGTTTGGAATTATTATACTATATTGTATATTTTTAGTTGCTGTGACTTGTATTCCACCAGCAGATTTACTTTCTTTAGTATAAAGAGGACTGGTGGTTGTTCTATCTTTTCCTTTTAGTGCATTAAGTGACAATTTTAAATTATAATAATCTAATCCTATTGGATCCGAAATTGTTGCATCAGAAAGATTGTGAGTAGTGTTAATTCTTCTTAATGATATTCCATTTAATTCATATTTGTATACCGAAATTCCCAATTCATATGTTCCTCTTTTTGTTGAATCTATTCCTCTCGTAATTCCTCTTAAAGTATTACCATTCACTTCATTATAAGATATTATTTCATCTCCAATTAAAATATAACCTAAATTGTCTGGAGTAACTGCAAGTCCTTCAAAGGTAGAAAAAACTGATGCATCTGCCAATATGATATCATCTGTTGATGTTTCAGTATATGTATTTGATAATAAAGTTGTTGGTGTAATGTCAGAACTAACTTTAGATATTTTTACTATATCTGCTCCGGAATGCATACCATGATTATAATGATTTACTTTTATATGTTTTCCATCATTTATTTCTATTGGAGCAGATGACAATAGAACATTAGATCCATTTCCATTTAAGTCTGTAGTGACTCCAATATTGTTAGTGTATCTTACTGTTTTTCCTATTCCTGTCTCAAAATTTCCTTGTACCTGATCTAATATCAATTCATTATAAGCAGAAATATTTGAAACAGATAATTTAATATTTCTTCCTAACTTATTAGTTCCTGGTGGATTTATTGTGAGTAAATCCCCTATTTTATATCCAATACCACCAGAAAAAATAGTTGCTCCAGAAGAAACTACAGAGCCATTTGATATTGTTACATTTACTGTGGCATTTTGTCCAGTTCCGGTTAAACTTATCAAAGGGACATTTGAGTAATATCCATTTTCATATGATTCTCCATCATCGATTATTGTCAAATTCCCAAAAGCCGATCCACCATAACCAACAAAATTTCCAGTCGCATTAGTTGTTGATTGTATAATGGTATTTCCAAATGTCAATCCAGAATCTGATACAGTTTTGGATAATCCAACTTTAATTTTTTTTGAGTTAAATTCTAAAGGATTTTTTAATAATTTTGATACATTTTCTCCTTGATCCAAATCTGAATTATAAAAATTTACGGTGCCAGAATCAAAAGTATTAAAATTGGCTCTTTTTAATGTATACTTCAGATCATCATATTGGCTAGCAGTCCATGTCGATCCACTTTGTGATAAAAACAATGAACCAGAATCTGGTTGTTTACTTACAAAAACTTGCCTAGAGTTCACATTATTATAACTTTGTGCATCCAATTCTCCCAATCTAGAGACCCAAACTTTATAATCCGATGAATTTGAAATTACAACTATGGAATGATATGTTCCCCCAGACAAGTATACGGGAGATGGAAATTTAAATGTAGTTGGTTTCGTAGAATCGTCGGAAATTACAACTTCATTTGAATATAATGTCACTTCGCTTTCAGGATATACTATTGTATCTGGAATTCCCAACTTCATTGGCCTAAGTTGGACAGTTACTGGTTGAGATACATCTTTAGAATAAAAATACAAATCAACAGAAGTTGCAAATATTCCAGTTTCTGGAACAACATAAAATGATTGGGCTAAGGGACTTCTAATTTCCATTTATAAGATCTTTTTTTCTATTTATTACTAATACTGAGTTATTAAGTAAAATATTTGGCATTTTCTTCTCCATAATTTATAAAAATTTCTTCTCCTTTTTTTATTTTTTTTATAGAATAATGAGTAATAGTTTGTCTATTTTCATCTAATTTAAAATCTACATTAGGGGAGTAACTGTGATTATATAATCCAGCACAACCAAAAGGCAAAATACAATGTGTGCTAGAAAAATAATAAGTGTATCTATATGTAATTGAGTAACTACTGATTTCACTAAGAGGCACCACTATAAACGGTACCTCTTCTATTATTTCTTTTTCTTCTATATCTTCTGATGTAAAAACTCCCCAACCGTGTATATCCGATTTTGTTATGATTAATTTTGTTGATGGTATTAATATGTCTATCATTATATTTTTTTATTATCTGCCATTTGACATAGAACTTCCGCCGCCCATGCCGCCACCGCCGCCACCGCCGCCGCCTGACGAACCACCGCCGCCCATGCCGCCACCGCCACCGCCACCTGATGAACCACCGCCACCGCCACCGCCTGACGAACCACCGCCGCCCATGCCGCCACCGCCGCCTGACGAACCACCGCCGCCACCGCCGCCGCCTGACGAACCACCGCCGCCCATGCCACCGCCACCGCCTGACGACATAGAAGAACCAGGTCCAGGTACAACTGGAGCATCTAATTGTTTTTGCAATTGTTTAACTATTCTATCCCCATCATTTTGTGGTATATGACCACTCGGAAGAGTATCTACATTTTTTACGCCCAATCTATTAGCTACTTGTTGTGCCGTAGTTACATTTGAATTTGGACGGACCTCCAAATATGCTTCAACTATTCTTCTTTGTGCTGCATTTGCATATACTGGCCCACCTTGATTTACATCGATTACTTTTTGTGGCTGCGATTCTGGTGTTGATGTTACTGGATTAATTATAGGAGGAATCACTGGAGTAATTGATTGGGTAGTCTGAGGAGTAGATTCTGGGAAAGTATAGTTATATGATATTGGTAATGGTGGGGAAATCTCTGGTGCATAGCTGGGAGGACTTACAGAAAGAATAGCTTCTTCTACATTATTCAAAGTGCCCTTCGAATAAAATTTCTCATAAGCATATGTAAACACTATTCCAGGAATAAGCGAATTAGTTGAACTATTTGTCAATCTAAATGCTTTTTCACCAGAGGTGAACCGGTCTCCAATTTGATTAATATTATCTGTATTTGGAATTCTAAATGATCCAATCACAGTACCAGAATCATCAGTAATTAATTTTATATCTTTAACTATTGCTGTAGCATTACTAGTTTCTCCTATCAATTTCATTCCAATTTTTATATTTCCATAAAAATTGGAATTGCCCATATAAGAAAGACTAAATGTATCAATGTTTAATATACTTGAAGTAGTAGAATATTCAGAAGGTATAATTTGATTTCTATCGTATGGATTTACATTATATTTTTTAGTTGGATTATTATATGGACCAATTTTATGATCTGGAGTACATAATCTAAACTTACCTCCATTTTCCGACTCATAGTTCGATGATCTAAAATAATCTAAAATAATATTTGCTGCTGCATTGTTTGATGTAGTGCTAATGCCAATATTTGAACTTAAAGTCAAATTTTTCAAATCAGAGATTGTTTCTATGGAAATTCCTTGTTGGCTAAGTTTTTGTTTTAATATTTCTGGAACTGTTCCTATACTAGAAACCCAGGAACCAAAAGAATCTTCTATTTTTGCAGTGATAGTCTCTCCTACTTGAAAAACTCCACTAGTCATTTGAATTTCAACCAATTTTGGAATTATATGTCTATTTACATCTACATTATCAAAAAACGCATACAGTCTAGTATATGGCTTTATTCGTTCTGCTCTAAATTCTACATTCCTTCTTCTCATATACGGAATTTGTTCTGTTGATATAAGGTCTCTTGTCCACAGACTCCCCCCATCCCATACTGGAGCAGAAAATCCAGTTTCTTCCGTATCTTCTGTTATTATAATTTGTTTTTGTGTCTCTGTTATAACGCCATCCAAATCCACAAGATTAGTTTTTGTTTTTCTTTGACTTATCCAAGTATCAGATGATGGACTTAATGTTATTCCTCCAACATATTCTGAAGTAGAATATGAAGTAACTTCAGTCACTCTAGTAGAAAATGGTTGAGTATTTTCTACTACTTCAGAATAATCCAATGTTATTACATTTCCAGTTTTCTTTATATTACTAGAAATAAAATCATTTGAATAATTTATATCTATACTTAGATCTTTTTTCAATATTATAGAAGATTCTCCTAGTATTAAATCGCAATTAGTAGTATAATGTGTTGGCCTTAGCTGATTATTTGATCTATCTATACTATTTTTTACTATTGTATCTTTTTGTTGGTATAAAGTAGTACTAAAGTTGTCAACAAAAAATCCAGATTTAAATCTAGGATTCCCATTGCTATCAAATATACTTAAGTTTGCAGTTTCTTTTTCTAGCAAGGACAAAGTAGAATAATATTCTAAGTTTTCTATTCTAGTTTCCAATTTTCCAATGTCTGCCATTGTATATCTTTTATATTCGTTTCTAACTATAGAAACATCACTGGCACTGAAAGTATATGCAGGAACATAGATCGTAGCTATTTCGATGGAATCATCCAAAGAATATGGAAACTGCGTAGTCTCTGATGGTTCTCCATACTTTAATTGGAATAATGCATCTTTTGAAAGGAATATTTTATCAACTCTAGGAAGATAAAAAGAATAAGATAAAGTAATATTTTCATCTGATGCAAGAATATATTTGGAAGAATTGTTATATGATTCAGAAAAATTTCTTGCTAGAAATTCAAATGGAGATCTGGCACCTTGTACCACTTGATATTCAGTTACTTTTGGTCTGACATCAATAATGTCACTATTTCTTTCTTCATTAATACTTGGTATTTCCGAATAATCGTAATTTTGATATGAATTTGCAGTAGTTATATCTCCAGTATCAGATGGAGAATAAGATGATGATTCAAAATAAATTTTTATTTTTCTTATTGGTTCTTTGTATGATGGTTTTCTAGTAATTCTCGAATAATCATATATTGAATTTCTTTGTCCATCATCCAAAATATAATTTGATGTTATATCTTTATCTCCAATCGTAGTTGAATTTATAATGGCAGTTACTTGGGACGAATCGAAAGTTATAGTTTCTCCACGAATAAACGAATTGGAATTTAAGTATATAAATCCTATTGTTCCAAGATCAATTTTTTGTGCATAAATTCCAACTGCATTACTTACTTCTCCGACAAAAATTTCTCCTAGTGTAATGTCGTTAGTACTACCAGAAATTCCATTAATTTCTGTTAGAGTAATTTTTGGTGTTGTTGGATCTAAATTCAAATTTGTGCTATCGGATTGTTCAAATATTCCATAAATTTTAGTTACATCAGATTGCAAAAGGCAGATTTCATCGTCTTCTACTCTAGTTCCATACGGATAGTTTCCATAAACTAAACCATTGTTAATAGTAGTTTCTCCTATTCCAGAGCCAATCAATCTTGATTTATCTACTACAATTGATTTGATTTTAGATTTATTTTTTAATTTTGCTCCTACATTACTTTTAGTTAATGTAGCAATTAATTTGGCTGAACCACTGCTAGTTGACAATCCATTGAATTTTATTATAGATCCGCCAGAATTATTATATGTTACAGCATCAAATTTATCTTCTGTTAAAACTTCTGTAAATCCACTTTCTGTTGTTAACACATATCTCTCTTCATCGAACGAAAGAAATCTTTCATTTTGATCAGAAGATACATTTGCTGTAGAGTTTGATGTTATGGTAACATCAAACTGTTTTTTTATAGTCAAGCTGGAATTAGTCAAATCTACATCACTAATTACATCTTTTGGTAATTTAGTGTAAAGATTTTCATTGTCTGACAAATTTTTCTTGGTTCCAAGTAATTTTAAGTCAGTTACTTGTATATCGGTAGATGGCAATTGAGCATCACAAACTCCAGTTACCGTGGTCAATCCAGTTAAAGTAAGAGTAGTTGCTGTTACATTGGTTACTTTAGCATATGTTGGATATATTTTTCCTTGAGAAGTATATGATATCAAATCATTATTTTTAACCACACCAGAGAATACTGGAATGTTTGATTTTACAGTAGAAATACCTGAAGTTGGATCTACTGTTGTGATTTCAGTATTTGAAAATATTTTTTTTGTATCTTGTACGGTGTCAGCAGAAAAAGTATATGAAGTCCCTACCAATCCATATAGAGATTTTACGCTGTCTATTGTATAAGATGTGATTAATGTAGAGACCCTAGTATTATCATTCTCTACATCATTAAAAACTAATTTTTCTCCAGGTATAAAATTGCCAGAAATATTGTAAGCAGTTAATATACCAGAGTTTGAAACTCCAAATCTCAAAAATCCACTAGCTCCACTAGACTTGCCTTTTATGTAAGATGGTACATTCAGGCTTAAATTTTCATTTATTGCTATTTCTGTATAAGTTTGTATATCATATAAAGATATATCCCACTGATTTGCATTTGGTGTTAAAGAATCATAAGATCCGGATTCCAATGCAAAATCATAAACTCTCGCTATTCCAATTTCTTTTCCAGCTGGAGAAACGGAATTTATTCCTATTCTATCACTCCTTAGACTTAAAGTATAAGTAGAGAATCCTACAACCGGAGAACCATATACTCGATTTAAAGTTAAATTTGATCCAGTATTGTATACTATACTTTGATTTTCTAATCTTTTGGTTGTCCTTGCCTTTTTAAAATCCAAAAATACAGGAGAAATTATATCAACTTCGTATCCTTTAACATATGCTTTTAAAGGAGAAATTTGATATGTTCCTAAAGATTCATCTGGTACATTTTCGTTGAATGTTACTTGATTTTTATTGTAAATTCCACCATTGCCAAGTAAATTATTTAAAGTTTCTTTTGCAATTATAGTTGGAGATTTTACATAATAATTCCCAGACTCATCATATGTTCTTTTTGCTAATTCTTTTCCTAATTCATTCAAACGAGGATTTTGTTGTATATTTTGTACAACTCCGTTATTGATTTCTACTAACTTTATAAAATTATTTGGATATTCTTCGTCTAATCTTATTTTTGTTAGTACAAGGGATATGCCAAGTCTATCAGCACCAGGAGCTGCATAATTGGAAAATCCTTTTGCATTATCATTTAAAAATTGATCATCTTCAACTGTGATGATATCTTCCAGTACTTCAAATCCAACAATATAACTTGGTGAATTATTATATTGATCCAATATAATAAATTGTGGGTCATTTTTTATAAAATATCCCCTTGCAAAATATACTCCGGAATCAATTGAGAATTCAGAACCCACAGAATTGCAATTTCTATCTATAGTAGAAGCAAATGCTTCTCCTCTTCTTATCGTCAAAAGTGAATCCTGAGTTTCTCCTATAGTAAATACAGTGTCTTCTTCTAAAAGTAAATTTTCTCCATCAGAGAACCCAATATATTCCGAATTTGTGTAATCCGAATCAATAAAATTTACATAAATTGTCGTATTGTTTCTTTCTGATTTTTGTGAACTTATGCAACTTATTACCTTTGCTCTCACTCCACTAGATTGGCCAAATATAATTTTTCCTGGAATAGGACCTAAGTATTCAAATACATCTATTCCATTAAAAGTATTTTTCAGTTCTACTGCGTAATATCTGTCATTATATGTGATATTTCCAGATATTACAGGACTTCCTTCTTGGAACGCCCACTTTCCAAATTGTTCAATTTGATTTTGGAGTATGGACTGTAAAGAAGTCAGCTCTCTTGCTTGTATTGGATAACCAGGTTTAAATAGTATCTTATGATATATATTATTCGGATTAAAATCGTCAAAATATGGATATGTATTTAAATTAGTTTTTTGTGGCATGATTATCCTAATATATTAAAACTGTAAGATTACTTTTACATCTTCTTTTTGATTAGAAGATCTTGTTATTCCTGGTCTGTGATCCACATAGATAATATCACCAGAGTTTGGTTTTACTTCTGGAAAAGATACGCCAGAAGTAAATCTTTGTCCGAGGTTATAATTAACATTATTTATTACTGTTGTTATGCCAGTATATCCACTATCTATTTTTAATGTTAGAGGAAATCCAGCAATATCCAACGAACCGCCAGCCAAAATATTACTCGTAAATTTTATCTTTTCATTGCCATATGTGGAGATATTTTCCGATTTTCTAGTACCATTACTATTATATTCTCCACCCAAATTGAAACCATACAATGATCTATCTTGCCAATACTTTAATACTCCGGTTTTATTGTCATATGATATCACTTTACCAACAGCAGTGATTCCAGTTCCCACAGTTTGGGTTACTATTGAGTCTGGTTCTATTACTAAACCTTTATAATCATTGACTGAATTTTTTCCTATCAATTTAAGTGCATATGTAGCACTAGCTCTATCTTTGTCTAGAATTATACTAGAATCGTAACTTAGTGGGTTATTTACTATCCCAATTCTAGATATTTGATTTCCAGTAATGAAATCTGGATTTGTTTGGTCATTTTCGAATCTAGAGTATATTAGTAGATTATATGCTCCCAATTCTCTATAAATGTCATATCCATGTCCATTTTTTGGTGGAATAATAACATCAAATGTTGGTAATGTTGCGCCAGCTGGGAATCCAATATTACTTACATCTATTTTTCCATATGTATAATTATTTCCACCATTTGTCACAATTACTGAAGATACTCTTTCATCATTGCCGACGACAATACTTACTCTTCCTCCAGTCCCATCCCCTAAAATTGGAATATTAGTGTAAATGTTTGGTCCACCTAAAGTTTGTCCAAAATTTTTAATCACTGCTACCTTTATTTGGCCACTTTCTAGCGCATTATTTCTTATTGATTGATATTTTGTATCTGTTTCCCAATCAGAAGGAACAGGAATATAATTAAGGGAATCAAATTTTATCACATCATCAATATTCAAGGTGTAAAGATATTTCCAAATATATCCATCTTCGGTAACTTTTGGCTCAAGATCAGTAAAATTTGGTTCGATTAATGATGGAACACCTTCGAAGTTATTATCAGATGATGCCCCATTAAACAAACAAATGTATACTTTGTAATCAGTATTTAATATATAAAAATTCGATTGGTATAAATTTGGCTTTTCTGATGGTTTTGATAGATTATTTCTACTTATATCATGTCTGTACATGTCGTAAGTAGATCCAGACGACCAAACATTTTTTTTAATGACATTTCTTATATCGGAATCTGGATTTACCCTTTTTAAGGATATCATATTTTCCCAACAATCGTTCTCATCGTCAAATGAGTCTTTTGGTGGTAATGGATTAGAATCCCAATTTACATCATATTCTGTTTGATTTGGCAATCCAACAAAAGTATATAAGTTATTTTCACCAGATTTTAGTGAATTTATAAAACTTTTTGTGTTTAGTATTCTAATTTGATCAGTTATGATTGCTGACATTTATCTTGGTTTTTGATACTATTTATGTTAGATAATTGAAATACCTTAATGGGGATTTTCTCCTAATAATTGGAGTATTGTTCAGTCCAACTACCCCATAATTTTGAGTAACTAAAAATTCTTTTGGTGATTTTCTAGAATTGGATTGGAATTGTATCAATCCCCAACTATAATTTCCATAAAAACTACTAAATCCAAATCCACTAAGACCATTGTAATCTTGGACACTAACTACGACTTTAGCGACATCAGTGAGGCCAATTCCATATGCATGGGTTTGGCCTATAGACACTGATAATACTTCATATACATTATCTATAGATATTGTCCCAATTCCAATTATCGTATTATCACTTGCTATTGAATTTAGTCCATTTCCTACATTACTATTATATACTTCAAAAAAGTAATTCGTTTTTATGTTGCAAGTATCTATTACTTCATCTACATAATCTAAATCTCTTAAATACGAATCTGGCTCTATTAGCAAATCAAAAATCAATCCGGTTTGAGCGATACCAGGAATAGAAGTAGCTGCTATCCCTGTAATAATTCCAAAATCTCCACTATAATTTACATTAGATATAACTTCTCTTTTTATTTCTAATGTACCATTTGGTGAAATTATTTCTATTTCATTCCTATCGGCTGTAGTATTATTTTCTTTTTTGTTGTCAAAGATAGTTTTTACATTACTTACATATATTTGAGTCGTTCCGATCCCAACACTTTTTATTATATTTGTGGTTGGATAAATTGATGGCTCATATATTGGCCTATCTTTTGTTATCTGTTTTCCTTCAATTACTAAATCTTGTCTTTGTTTTGTCCAATTTATTGGTCTTAAAATATCAATATCATTTGATATTCCATTTTTATGATATAAATTTGTTTTTGTTGTATCTACTGATGTAATATCTTCTACTAATCTAAAGTCTTGTCTATAATTGTAATCATCACTTTCTAGCTTAATATAATCGCCTTGCTTCACTGTTTCCAAAATATCAACATCTTTGACATCTATCCCATTTGTTCCTCTGTAGAAAATTATTTTACACTTGTCCTTGTCTCCATTTGGATATGACTTCAATGGCTCAGCAAAAGTAATTGTACTACCACCATTGAAAAAATATCCAACACCCGGTTCCTGCAAAACATCATTTATGAATACCAATAATGTTGCTTTTATGTCTATATTTGATCCTGGTTGGGATACAATAGAAAACCTATTTCCTTGATATGATAGTGGAAAAATTCTCTTTTTGTTATCAATTAAAGATGAAATGCTATCTAATAATATAATATTTCCTATTGACCATCCAAAGAAGCTATCAGAATATGTCTCTATTATACTGAGTTTAAATTCTTTAAACTGTGTCAATGTAGGTATTCCAACTACGCCATCTATTGGTAAAGTCAATATATCACCAACAGAATATGAATATCCATAATTTTTTATAGTAAAATCTATTATACTAGATCCTTGTCCAACTACAATATCAACAGTGGCTTCTGTCCCAACTCCTGAGTTTCCACTATATTTTAATGGTATATTGCTATAAGATAGTGGGAAATCAAATACAATTTTTGGGGGACTATATTTCTTAAATTTTACTACTGAATCTATTGATATTGTAGATAGTGGGGCATCTGAACTCGATATGAATACACTAGAAGAGCCTATCCCAACAACAGAAGCATTTTTTATGTTTGGCTCAATGGATATAATAGGATATTTTTCTGGAATGATTGACACATCCTCAACGAATATTTCAGTAGAAGCAGCAGATACTATTTTTGTAGTTTTTGTCTGGCCTGCCAATAAATATGAAGTATATCCAAATCCAGGATTAGTAATTGCTACTCCAATTACATTTCCATTTGAAACAGTGGCAGTTCCTATAAATTCAATATTTACTGTATTTTCATCTGATGTCTGTACTCCCACTCTAACTGTCTGTAAGTTCTGTCTATACCCAGAACCGCTATTTCCTATAGAAACTCCCTGAATTGTACCAGAAATTGAGACTATTGCTGTACCCCCAGCAGACACTAAAGGTTGATATCCAAATCCTGTAGTTGATCCAACTGAAACTATAATTCCTCCTCTGGGTATACTAGCATTATTTGGATCATATGAAATTGATGTTGCTGATCCTGTAAAATTTATTTTTGTATTCGATCCAACTTCACTTAAATTGAAATCTTCGGTTGGAATTTGTAAAACATTATTAATTAATATTATTGATTGGTCTTCATAAAAATCTACTAATGGAGTAGATTGTTGCGTCAAGTCGAATGTTTTTTGTGATGAATTGAAGTTTTTTGATATATCGTCAAAAATATAATTTTTTTCGTATGTTTCTTCAGGTAAACTTGGATTTCCAGATCGAATAAATACTCTTCCTTGAAAAGTTGATTGCGTAATAGACTCGACTGGAATTGACTCCGATGAATCATATTCTTCTTCTGGTTTAGTTGGTCCATATGGAACAGAATCAAAATAAATTTTATTTCCAACTATATTGTAATTTCCTTTTAATTTTTGTACTAGATCTCCTGAGGTATGTGACGATATTCCAGATCCAAGCCAAGGTCTTTTTACCGCAACATAATTTGTACTTCCTATTCCAACTACTTCTATTTTCATTATTTCCTGATTGATTTTTATCAAATCGCCAGAAAAAAATGAAGATATTCCAGAAAGAACCAAAACATCACTTACAAAAGGCAAATTCTGTGTTAATGTTGTGGTAATTGAAGTACCAACTATTGGAGATTGTATTAAATTGTCAATACAAATTAGGGATTTTATATTTTGTTTTGTGGTTGTTACATAATGCTTCGTATCTATCCCTAAAGATGTTAAATTAAAAAGTATTGGTGGATCAGAGAATGCATACTCTGGACTAGAACATAGTCCGATCCTAGCATTATCGAATTTGTATACATAACAATTTTGGGGCAATTTATTTGTATTGCCAATTCCCGATACATATGCAGTTGCAATTCCTATTGAATTATTAGTCAGATCATCATTAAATTCATCAGATCTATATAATACTTTTTCTCCAGTAACAAAAAAATGATTTGGTAAGTATATCGAATTTTGACTTAAGTTGATGATTGATGAATTACTTCCATCAAAAACTCTTTCAAATATTGGAATACCTTTATGAGTTAAATTGAAACTTGATTTATTAGTATCACTATCATATCCAAGCTTAATTGTCGAATTTACGATACTAGAATTTTTTAAGTCTATTTTTAATGGAGATTTTGGAAGTTGGACAAACCCTAGAGTTTGTTGGAACACTTTTATTTCTACATTTATATTTGGATTTGGAGTAAAATTCAATTCAAATACTCCAGAAACATTTGTATCAAAAGTACCAATGTCATCACCAGAAACTATTTTTCCATACTCTACAAAAACAGATTCTGTTAAATTATTTAAAGTTAATAATTCAGAAAATTGTATCTTATTGTTTGTGATATCATTTATTTGTATGATATAATAAGCTGACAAATACTGTATTGGATATGATGATATTACATGTTGAGTTGGACTAGTTGATGCAGCGATCGAAACAGAATTTGAAGAAAGATTCGAATAAGTTAATTGTTTCTCTCCAGTGCTAGTATATTCTGTTTTTGCCAAAGAAACGGCAACAACATTAGAAGTATAATTTTCTGATGTATCTAAAGGAGAGAAATCTACATTAATATTGTTTGATCCGTCCCTATAAAAATTAAATGTTCCTATTCCGGATAGAGAATTTGTTCCCAAATTCAATCTTCCATACTCTACATGAAAAATGCCAGTATCTGTAGCAGATAAATTAAATTCTAAAAATTGATACTTTTTTTTATTTCCTGTCAATTCAACAATTAACTTTGAAGAACTAAATTTTTCTGGAACTTTATAAATTGTTTTGGTAATACCTGAGGATATGGAAGTATTAGAAGACGCAACACTTACTATATTGCCCAAATTAAAAGAAGAAGATTCAGTAATAAATTGTTTAGTATCATAATAAACATATCCATAACTATAATCATTTATTCTATCATCTAACGGGAAAAAATCCAAAATTGCTTGATTTGATGATATGGAAAGAGAGTAATCTCCAATATTTTCCTTTGTGTATATATTTCCGTAACTATTTGCAACTACTTCATCACCACTACTTAAAAATGTTAATATTGATGATTGTACTTTAGCATCATTTATTTCATTTTTTGTTAATAGAAAAAATTTTGCAGCTCTAGTTTTTGACATTGTAATTTAAATATTAATGGCAGTTACGGTGGTTGATTGTTGAGTTGTATTAAATTGGCTACTAATATCATCTATTATTAGTACTCTATTTCCAATAGATTGAGAGTGGTCTTGCAATCTAGTAGAGTTAAATGCAATTTCATCGGATGAAAGTTGTCCATTCAAATTAAATACATTTGGCTCGTTTCCAAGATCAAAATCATATTTACATTCTAAGTCTATAACGGTATTTAGATCAGATATTGCAATGTAGGATCCTTGATCTTGGCTTGTTGATAGTCCGCTAATTCTTGTCGCATCAGATTCTACTGATAAATCTCCAAATTTTTTAAATCCTACTGTATGAGTAGTGGAATCCACAATTTCGCTCCACTCCTCAAATGGTATTCTAGATTTTACGGAATAAGAAAAATACTGATAATAATCATTATCTGATACTCTCTGATTATTTTGGTTTAAAAATCCAATTGTAGTTTGCCAGCCTTTATTTCTAATAGAATAATAATCAATATTGTAATTTGATTCTATTTGCATCACTTCTGTTATTTTTCCTATAGATCCAGAAGTTTTTCCTACTAACAAAGAGTCAACATTAAATTTATCTATTGTTTGTATTTTTGCATAGCCAGTCTTTTCACTCCAATTATTAACTATTCCATATGAACCATTTGATTCTACTTTTTCATCGACCAAATATGAATTTAATTTAATTGTGGCTTTAAATTTTGGTATGTTTTTTTCTGGTACAATGGATCCTTTGGAATTTATTGTGTCGTATGTTCCAAATTGTTTATCATTAGACAAAAAGTTAGTCATATTATAATACACATAAGCTTTATTATCACCAATTGATGTAGTTATTCCAGTTATTGTGAAATAAGCATATTGATACTCACTCGAATTGTAGCCGATATAACTTGATTCAGTTTCTATTATAGATGTATTCTCTACAAATACTTTATCATTTACAGAAATTGGGAATGAATTTATGTCTGTATATTCTTTTTCTAAGTATGCAGTAACTCTTTTTAAGAGTGGATCATACGATAAAGAATTTATACCAATTCCATTTGAGTTATTGATAGGTATAATTTTTGGCTCAGCTTTATTAAATCCATTTGAATTTTTGATTATTAAAACTTCTCCACTAATATAATCAAAATCTAAAATCATATCACTTACAACTTCATTAGTTACTTGATCTATAACCAACAAATCTGGAGAATAATTATAATCTTTTCCAAGATAAGTACATACTACAGAATCTATAGTAGAAAATGGATCTATCTTGACAATAGTAGGAAAACTTACTGTTGGTCTTATTGTTGGATCAATAGAATAACCATAACCAATATCATTTATTTCCGTAGATTTAATTCTTCCAATAGATGAACTAATGGGGAAAACTACAGCATTTTTTCCATAATTGCTGGTTATTGACGATATTCCAGGTAATTTTTTGTATTTGCTACCACCAGAAATTATTTTTATATCATTTATTCCACCAAGAGCTGTTTTCGAATCAGTAAAATATGTTATAGAAGAATTGTTTGTATCGTATTTTACTACTTCTGGTAAATATTGCAATTGATAATCAAATGTCGTAGAACCAATCCCAGTGATAGTATAGCTTCCAGAATATTCACTACCAAAAATATTTACTTTATTGGTTTGTTTTAATGTACCATCAATATAAATTTGATTTTTTACTGACGGTAGACTGGCATCAATTACTGGATTTAATTTATAATATAATATTGTTGGAGTAACTTCTGTCGTACTCAACTCCAACCTAGCACTACTATCAATACCAACATTTCCTATTTTAGTGACTTCTAAAATTCCATTTTGATTATAATAATATTTTTCATTGTAGTTTGGATCTTTGTATAAATCAAAACTAAAAGCCGATCTGTATTGAAGTCCATCATTAAAAGATAAACTAAAATCGGATAAATCAAAAATTACTTTTTGGCCTACTACAATATTTAAATTTGAATTTATTTCCTTCAAGTACCCAGACGAAGAAGTACTCACATCAATGGTATTATCGGAAACAAAAGCCCCATAATAATTTTTTGATAGCTTTAATCTATCTTCATCTATTACATTTGCATAATAAATTAAATCATTATTAAGTTCTGGGGAAGGTAGATTTGAGCTGTAAATTAAAGGTTGTCCAGTATAATAACCGTGATTTGGTATTGTGAATATTCCATTTGAGGTATTAATTCCAGAAAATTGTTTTTCCCCTGAAATCAATCTCCTGTTTCCATCATTATATTGAATTTTTATTGTAGTTGAAATTCCAGAAATTATATTCACATTGACTACATCACCCAAATTTAATCTATGTGTCGATGCGGTAGAAACCGTGGTATTATTTTTTTGTATTTTTGCCTTTAGTGGATTATTATTTACCTTGAAGCTGTGATTTTCACTAGTTCCATACCCAACAAAGTATAAAAATGGATTATTGTTTGTTACTGTACTCACATAATTTAAGTCAGTTCCTATTGCTACTCTACTACTAGATATACCTATAAAATCATCCGACAATTTAATTGCATATAATGAGTTTATTTGGTTGAGTTGGAATGTAGTAGATCCATTTGAAACTTGAATTGAACTTCCACCGTTAGCAAAGTAATTTAAATTTGTATTATTTGATAACTTATGGTCTCTTAAGTGCAAATTACCAGGAGAAATCAATATTGAAGTTGTCCCTATTCCAGAGTAATATACTTCAACTAGAGAACCAGCAGTGGTACCAAAACCAACTACTTTTCTCGGATCAAAATAAATTTCTTTATTTCTATTTTCTGAGATATTTCCATCAACATAATCAAAATAAAATTTTCTTGTTAATTCTGTTAATTTTGTTGTTGTAGTGTGCGCAGAGCCAGTTGGTTCCCTTAAAACAGTAATTTTTAAATCATTTGGATGTACTCTAAGTATTTTTACTGTTTCTTGTTCTATTTTATAATAATCATTTTCATGGATATATGGTTCATCTAAAATTCCAATAACTGAAAAGTCTGTAATAATTCCAGTTTGTGATATGTCTTGTATTTGAGAAGACAAAATTAAAGCATTAGAACTGACACCTATTTGAGAATATAGATTTATTTTATTTGGTAATGAAATATCGGAATTTCCAACTATTGATATAAAATCAAGATCTTTCAAAGAATGTGGAGTACTAGAAATCCCAAGAACAGAAGAAGAATTTTCTATTCTCACCAATTCTACATCAGAAATTGAATAATTATTATTTTTTATTTCTAATACTTCTTTTCCATTTACTGACTTTACCGTTGCACTAGCATCACTTCCTTCTGTTCCTAAATTATCAAAATTTATTGTATCCCCTACTGAATAATCTTCTCCAGAAGTCAAAATTCCAACAGAATCCAATGATGAATATTCAACAGAAATAATTTTTGAATTTTGATTTATTTCTTTATTGGGGTTGGATACAAAATTATAACTAGAATTTTCAGAGTTAATAGAATAGAAATAAGTGTTTCTTAGTAAATTAGTCGAAAAATAATCAAAAGTTTTTTGAGAAACCTTTGGTTGGAAATTGTGGCCTATTGTTTTTGATTTATAATAATTTCCTATAAAATATGGAAATTCTGGGACAGAATCATCATTAGGAGCTAAAGTTGAGAAGTAAGCATAAGTTCCATTAGGATATTCAGGTGTAATGCAATATCTTCCATTAAATTCATCTAAATCTCCATTTCCAATATATTCATAATCTTCAATAAAATATCCTATGGGGAAAATAAATTTATCGTTTATTTTTTCTGGCGGTCTACTGCTAAGGTCTAATGCTGGATTCAATCTATATCCAGATTTCATTTTTCTCACTTTTCCAACAATATCTGGATTATCGTATCCATATGGACCATATATTGGATTTCCATCGTATGCCCACCCAATAATTGGAGAATGATATTTTATAGTAGAAGTGGAATTTTGATAATCCGGTCTTACTATGACATTGCCATTTTCATCAAAGAATTTTGAATATGTTTTCTGGCGCAACTTATTTGGGCAATAAGTGTGGCAATATTTTATATTATTGTACTCATTAAAATACAACACACCATCATCCGGTGAGTTTAAATTATTTGAGTTTAATACTCTAGAAACATAATTTATTTGCCATGATTTTATCTTTGCTTCAAACGCAGCATTTTTTCCATGAGTTAGTATTTCTACATTAGTGTTTTTTTGCTCATATCCATAGCCACCATTTATGACTATCACTCTTTTTATTTTTCCTTCTTCTAGTACTGGACTCAATATACATCCTGTACCAGTTCCTGATACAATCAAATCAGGCATCGAATAATAGTCAGATCCTTCGTTCAATACATAAACTTCTTTTACTACACCATTTAAAATGTTTGCTTGTAATTGTGCATTTGTTCCAATTTTTATATTAAAATTTGGTTGTTTTCTATAGTTTATTATTTCAGATGAACCATACCCAATTCCGCCATTCTCGACATAGATATTCGTGATGTTTCCTCTGAAAATGGGGATAATTTTTGCTTGATGTGATTCTTTAGAATACGATGAAATACCAATTAATCCATCTAGTTCAACTGTAATTGGCTCATGTCTAAAATTATGTATTCCTGTTCCGGAATCTATAAAATCTAAAAATTGATTTGTTTTGAAATATGCATCTTTTGCCGTCGAACCAACACCAACCGGACATATTTGGAATTCATTATCATTTACTGTATTCACATAATATGTTGAAGAGTTGAATCCTATTGGATTTGTTCCAGTACAAGTATAGATCACAATATCACCAGTCAAATAACCATGATTATTTGCTATGATGGTATTTTTATGTGTGTTTATTCCAGAAGAAGTTATAGAAACATAGTTATTTCTATAATTTTTCCCTGGGTCAATAACAGAAATAGAACCAATTTTTGATTTTTTCTGTTTTGCTACTATTTTTTGTGTTCCAGTTCCATATGTAGTGAGATTTATTTCAATGTTAGATAAAGCATCTGTTTTTGTTTTATGTAATTTTATTGTATAGCCATTTTCTACAGTTGCAATATATGTGGAAGAATTGGTCAGTCCCCCAATCGCAGTATTTCCATTTGTTTGATATATTATTTCCTCATAATCTCTAAATTTATGATAAGTAGAAAATGATATAGTATTATTACTTAAATTGACGAAATTAATAGAAGGTGCAAATTGAATTTCGTGAGTAAATGCAACTAAATTTGCTTTTGCTTGAGCTCCTGAGCCATTTCCACCCAATATTTTTATTTTTGGCTCTTCGATGTAATCAAATCCACCATCCAATAAATTGATTTTTTCTAATATACCGTTAACTTCTGGGTATACTTTTCCAATATTAGTTGTTGATAATCCAGAAGAAACTTCTATTATAGGTAAATTTACTACATCATAATCTTCTCCATTAGAAACTATATTGACCTCTTCTATATTTCCATAATATACAAAATCATTTGTTTTGTAATTTAATATTTCTACCCCATTCATCAAAATACCAGTTGTTCCTGGCATTGTTTTTTCCAATGTTGTTGCTTTTTCTGGTAATGTTATTTTTTTTATCAGATCAGTATTTTTTAGTTTTTTTAACTGGTTTGATTCTGTTAAATAATTTTTTGGGTACAGTCCTCCAGAAATCTGAGAATTGATTTTTTCCCATGCATTTTCTTTGTAGCTATAATACCAAACTTCTATATTTTTTGCATCATCAAATACGATAACAAACTCATTTTTCTGAGAAAAATAATTACTGGATAATAACTCTATTTTGTCTAAATCAGAATATAATATTTCCTTTAAATTTCTAGAAGAATATATTCTATTAAATGTAATTGGACTATATCTCAAAAAGTATATGTCTGATCTATTTTTAAATAGTCTTAGCTCGTCATCCTCTACATTTTCTGTATAATATGTCTCATTTTGATTCAATCCAGAAAAAATATTGAGATTGATTGTATCACCATTTTTTAATGTATATGTATTTGGGGTCTGCACATAGACAACAGAATCTCCATTTTTGAAATCATGATTTTTTTCTAATTTTATTGGTAAATTAGAATTATTCAATATTGTAGAAATACCAACTTTGGAGTCTTCTATTGGTTGTAATGTACCAAAAATGTCAATGGAAAAATTTCTCTTTTCTATATTCGGATCAATATAATCTGGTATTCCCTGAGAAGTAACATAAACATTATTTTGTATATCGCCGTATACATTTTGTACATTATTAATGATTTCATTATATGATCTTAATTTTTTTCTTACATAATATATTTTTGAAATGTTATACTGGGTCGAAACATAAAATGATTTTTTGTCTTGTGATATTTGAATTACAGAAAATTCATCTTCTTTTATTTTTTGGTCATTAACATCAAAAAATTGAATATATACCTCATCTAAAGGATTTATGAAATTGACATCATAAGTAAAAATTAGAAGTTGATCTAGACCAAATTTTTCAAATTTACTTACCAAATGTGTATTTGGGACATCCAAAATCCAATCATTATATCTAAAATTATCATATACTTTACCTAAACTTTTAAAATTTATTGTTTCTCCATTTTCATGGTACTTGCTACCAGAAAAACTATTCAAATCTTTTATTACACCGAGAATCCTTACTCTCACTTCTTCATCATTGACAAAGGAGTATGCATAAACATTCAAGCATACTTCCTCTGCAATGTCGATATTTTCTTCGATATTGCAATCAATGAATTGATTATTATTTTTGGAGTAGTAGGAAATGATCAAATCATTTCCTTGTGAACTTTTTACTATAAGTTCTCCACTGTTTGGGAATCCTATAGTAGAATCCACTGTCAATGAATTGGATTTTATTTTTGTATAATTTAATGTTTTTGTTTTTGGATGTATAGAAAAATCGCCAAAGATACTTCCTCTAACATTTACATCTTTATCATAATCATAATCCAAACTTAAAATATAGTATTTCTTTTGATCTCTTATGATTTCTTCTACATTCGTGACTGTAGCAAAAGCTTCAGGTAGTCCCTGAGATTGTTTTTGAAATAATGTACGATTATATAATTCTATAGGATTTCCTATTATTTGTTCTACAACTATATCTTTTGTTATTTTATAATTTGCGTCTGAAGGTCTAATGAGGAAATCTCTAGGTTTTATTACCTTAGCTAAATCACCATATATTGCTTTAAATAGTATCTCAAAAGATCCATCAGTTCCTTTTGTTGAATAAAAATCTTTTGAATGTATAATAAAATTCTTTTCGTTTATTTTTTTATCGTCATCTTTATATAACTCTCTATTCTCAAATCCTGGTATAAGTTGTTTTTTTAATTTGGTAAAAAATTCCTTTAAAAATAATACACTTAAATTTTCTACTACAGTGTCTTTTTGGTGTTCACTGCTAGATGATTCGGAAAAAACTAATTCTTCTGGATTGTTGGGATTTTTATACGAAGTTACGCCACTGAATCCTCTGCTACACTCAAGAAATGCTGTTGAATTTTTTGTTTTATAATAGATAATCTCTTCATTTATTTTTATAATTCCATTGTTTTCTGGGAATCCTTCTGTTGAAGATACTAATATTTCATTTGATATTAAATCTAGATTAGAAGTGAGAGTAGTGGATTCGATTAAATTTGTTATGTAATCTAATTTTACATATTGATCTATATTCTGTAAAATGTCATATACAGATCCACTATTATCCAATGATTTGTAATATTCAGATATAAATTGAGATATTAAAGGATACTCTTCTCTAACATATAGAGGAAATTGAGTATCTACAATGGATGATATTTTGACTCTTTTAATTGACATTACTTTCTTACTAGATTATTTTCTGTGTAGCTCAAAGACGAAATATAGCGAGAACCAGATATGTCTTCGCCAGACGAAATTTGATCTGCAATCATGTTTACTGTTGCATTATTAATATCTAGTTGTAAATATAAATCCTGTAATCCGATTACATCATTTGACCTCGGAATTGCAGAAAACTGTATAATTGGGTTTCCACCAAAATCTTTACTTGTAGATATGACCTCCAAAGGAGAAATGTTTATCTCTCCTTTAAAGTAATCTATTGTCCCAATATTTCGTCTCAATATTTGTGGTTCTTGTGATCCGATCAATTTAAATAAGACTAATTCTCCAAATTCCTTATTATTTTGGTATGGAATGTCAGAAATATAAACTGTATCTGAAAAATCACTAATTTTAAATCCTGATGTTTGAATATTATATCCATCACAATTTTTTACAAAGAATGAATTACCAAAACATATTTCATATACTGTTGGTTGATATAATAATACAAAAAGATCTCTGCGAATCTTGATTCTTGTAATATTCGATGTTATTGCGGGATTACTTTCATCAATCAACTTTTGATATTTACTATATTTAAATCTAGATCCATATTGATTAAGATCATTTGATTTTGAGTATAAGGTTATGTTTTCTGTAATTTGTGTTGATATGTCATTTACATTTGAGGTTAAATTTTTATTGTAGTAAACATCGGAATCTGTTTCTATGTAAAGGTATTTTAAATCGATAATTTGCGGTAAAATTCCTGCAACACTGTATTTTTTCAATTCATTGAGTATATTGTCTTTTATTGTGTTTGACAAAAAAGTACCATTATATTTTGGTTTTATGGCTATAAAAACTTTACCATATTGTGGTGGATTTAACTCTTCGCCACCATATGCACATACAGATTCTGTCTCTGGATATATCTTTGCTATAATTGATTCATAATCTGATGAAGTCACAGCTCTATTATACGCAGAGTATAATCTTGGAGCATATTTTTTTATTGAGCTAATAGACTCTTTTTCCAGCCCACCATCAGAAATTGCGTTTACTGTTATTAATGAAACTTCACCATTTAACACAGAATTTGTATCATCTGTGATTTTTCCTATGAAATTAAATGAAGAAATCCTATTTGCCTCATCAGCATTTGAAATCAAATATGAAACTTCTATTATATTTCCAGATTCTAGTTTTTGGCCAAATATACCATCACCAAATATTAATTCATATCTTTCGTCTTCTACTTCTTGTAAGAAATATACTTTAGAATTTTGATTTATTCCAATGATATTTTCAGACAATACAAATGGTCTTCTCACTGAGCTTTGCTGCGAGTCCCTTACTGTAATGCCAATCGTTGAGGTATCAATATTTGCATTGTTTAAAATAAATTTTTGATTTGGATTTAAAGAATCAGCCAAAAAGTTGGAGACCATATAGGTTCCTTCATAAATGGTAATGTTTTCAAATAGTGCTACATTATCTACCACAGGAACAGTTATATCATCTAATATGCAAAAGGTATAACTATTCGAATATATGTTTACCGGAGATGTACAAATTACTCCTTTTTTTAAGGTTAGGTACCTTGGGATTTTTGTGCTGGCGGATAAATCTACAAAGAAACTTATATTTGCTTTTGCTGAAGTTCTAGATTTTGGTAGATATCCTATATTTTTTGCTAAAGATACAACATTTTCTCTAAGTGTTGCAGAGTCAATAAAAACTTCATTGCTAACCATATTAGCATTATATGAAGCAATGTAAGTATTATATGCCAGTACATCTATAATAGTAGAAAGATTAGATCCTTCAAAGTCATAATCAGTAAAATTAGAGTTTGATCTTAGATAATCTCTAATTGAAATTTTAATTTGATCAAAATCTAGATTGGTGAAATTTACTAAGGACATTTATCTTGTTGGTAATAGTGCAAATGATAACTGTTGTGGTAATGCATCAATACCTATGATGTCATATGTAATAGTAATATCAAATTGATTCTGATCATAGTCTGGATTGACTTCTACTGACCTCAAATTCACTCTTGGTTCATAATTATTGATTGTAGTTTTTATTTCATCTTGAATGCTTGCAGCAGTCAGATCATCGGTACTCTCAAAAAGTAATTTATTCACATTAGATCCAAGATTTTGATTGAAAAATCTTTCGCCTGGGAGAGTTAATACTAGATTTCTGACAGATCTTGCTATTGCGGTTTCATTTTTAATGCCAATGAGGTCATAAGTAAGAGGATTTACTTGAAATGACATGCTAATGTCTTTAAATTCTTTACTTATTCGTTCTATTGGCATTTATTTTGTGTTTTTCTATCTTATTTATTCACATTTTTGGATTCATATAGGGGCTCTGTTCCATATTCCCAATCATCATAGTCATCATCATTGCGAATAATCGAATGTAACTCATTTTGTGCGACAAAATCGTGTTTTTTGGGAGTCAACTCATCATTTGAGATCTCACGGAGCATTTTTTGTCTTTCGAGTTTGCTTTCCCACCCATAATCACTTGATAAGTATTCAGTTCCCCACATATTCATCATATATTCTCTGTCTTTGTCTACTTTTTTGGTCATTTTTGCTCTTGATTAGTGAAAATCAGAACTTTTTATGGGGTTACTATCCCATGTCAATCAAATCGTAGTCATCTTCCAATATTTCTTTTAAATATTCGGCATCCCAAAGAGAATAGTACTCTGTTTTTGCTAATTTTTCTCTAAATTTTCTTAATTTCTCATTCGGTTGAGCTAAAATTAAGTTATATCTACCATTATTTGTTTTGATTCCATTAATATAAGTGTCATATGTTGCACAGTCCTCAAAAAATTTCCAAGATTCATACTTTTTATTGTAAAATTTCACCCAACTTTGAATTTGATCCAGATTTAGATCATCTTCAACAATAAAAATAATTACATCATATCCTTCAACGGGTACTATATTCTTCACATCAATATCTATAATCTCATAAAGGGCCAATCGGGCATAAGGACACACAGCAAACCCACCCAATTCCGGACGGATCTTAGAAATTTCCTTAATCCAGTTTAAAATATAATCTTTTTTAGACATAAAAAAAGGAGCCATAAGACTCCTAATAACTTTATTCTATTTAAGTTCCTTGTCCTCTACTGGGCTTTCGAGCATTGTTCCTGCTCGTTGCAGCATACTTTGTATTCTTCCCATCACCCTGTCGAGATTTTTTGGGTTTGGGTTCAATATGTACTGATCCACTCAGACTCTTAACTTTTGCCATTAGATTTGCTCCAATTCAATTTCATTTGCATCAATTTCGCCATTATAAGACTTTTCGGCGAGTTCGAGAAGAATTTCTGTAGATTCTTCTTCTGTAAGATTTGTATAAATTTTTCTTCCTTTGTACAGGATATTGATCATATGATACGAGTTTTTTCGTGACCTACCCGAATGCGAGGATCACACCAAATTTCAAATCCAGCTTCCTTTGCATCGAGACAGAATGAAACATCTTCTCCACACATATCTTGTACTGCACCAGATTCAAATACTTGCATCTTAGGTGCAAACCAAGGATACTCAAGATTTTCAAATACACCTTTTTTAATCAGTACCCAACCAAACCCAGTATAATCAACTGTAAATGGTTTGCGGCGCTTGCTGATGCTTTCCACTGTCTCATGATTCATAACTCCGCCATTTTGACGAAACTCTTCTTCTTCGAGCCAATGTGCAACTGATGTTGTGCGACCATCTTCTGTTGCATACCAACCTGCAACGACTTCTTTGTCTTCTCCTTCTTCGTTTAGAGCAAGATCGCAAAGTTGCCAGAACTTCTCGCTATTAAAAACAATATCACTATCAATCCATAATTGATAATCGTATTCTAGTTTTCCGTCCCAAGGGATCTGCTTTGGTCCACGAAGAACATTTGCTCCTAGACATTTACAACGAGCAAAGTTTACCATGGATGAGTAATCTTGTGAGATCTGAATGCTCATTCCATTTTGTACAAGATCAAAGCATAATTGTACAAATGACTTCAGAAAAGTGAATGAACATCCTCTTCCTGGTAGACAGAATACGATGCTTTTACCTCGCATCCGCTCTTTAATGTTTTCGTAATCCCATTCTTCTGTTTTTTCTTTGATGGGAGAATTTGCCTTTACTGTAAAACCTTTTGCCATGGATTAAAATAAACTCCAACTCAATTGTAGCGTCCTATTTAGCTTTTGTCAATAAGAGGAATTCAGGACCAATTCCTTGTTTGTGGTCACTTCTTCATATTGTATGTCGTCCTCTTCGATCTCAGTAAGCCAAGTCAGCTTTTGCACGAAATCCCATAATTTATCAAAGTCTTCCTCAGGTATCGAATGATATAAACATTTATTCTTTACATATATGTGATATATTTTATGCATAAGATATTTTATTTGATCGCATTATATATCATCACTAAAAGAAATCCGATTGGTAGACCAATCAATTTTATGTAAGTTTTCGGGTAACGAATTAGCCAGCCAGCAAACACAACCCTCCAAAAATTCCAATAAGGTTTTGGACGATTTTTTTGGCGGCGGATTTTTTTGAGGGAGATTGTTTTTGTGTTTGTTTTTAGCATGAGGTCTGGGGATTTTTTATGGTGGGGGGATTTTTTTGATTTTTTTATGCGTTTGATACTTATGAGGCGAGTGGATAGCTTTATAGCTTATGGGGACCCATCTTTTTTTACCGCATGGCCCAACCTTACCACGGCATGGGCGATCAATCAACTGTCCATGTGACACTTTCTAGACTGTCACTTTATACCTTTATACGGTTTTAATACTATAAAGAATACAGGTGCACGGTTAGTTATACTGTGCACCTGTGAAATACCTGTTACCAGCTCACCTTTACCCAACCGGATTGGCGGCACCAATATACACTAAACCCCTCACCATTGACATCCCAAGTATACCAAACGACCTCTAAATCATCCCACTGTTGTTGACAATCGAAGCCCACTTCTAC